GAAATTTATAAAATTATAGAATATTATGATACTAATTCTATAAAAAATAGATTACTAAATATAAGTGATTTCATATTAAACAATGTTGAATCTAAATGGTTAGGTAGGTTAGGTGTTATTGTTAGAAAGTTAAAAAATGATGCCATTAGTGAGTATGCTTGTAAAATAAGATACGGGGATAATTGGAAAATAAAACAAGATGAATATAAAGATAAAGTTAAGATGGATAAAAATAACTTTATAAAAAAATATGGAATTAATCTTGGCACAAAAAAATGGGAACAAAGAAATAAAAAAGCTGTTTCATATGGGTTAAAACCAGCAATAGAGAGATATGGTGAAGAAGAGGGTAGAAAAAGGTGGGAAAACACATTAAATTCCAAAATTGCAACTATGGCTAAAAATAAAAAAATTAGACCATATAGGAATGGGAGGACATTACCTGAATATCAAAATAGATATGGTGTTGAATTAGGTTATAAGAAATGGTATGATAGGAATCAAAGGCAATCATATAGGTTTAGTTTGACATATTATATTGATAAACATGGGGAGATAGAGGGGTTGAAATTTTGGAATGAATATTGTGTTAGTATGATTAAAACAACTTTAAACTCATTTATAGATAGATATGGTGATATTGATGGTAAAATTAGATATGATGACTTTATATCCAAGATAAAATTTTCACAAAGCAAAGAATTTTTTATTGAAAAATACGGGGAATTTGATGGGGAGATTAAGTATAAAGAATTTTTGATGGCAAAAATCTCTGTATTCAAAGATAAGTATTCAAAAATTTCACAAGATTTATTTTGGGGTATTTTTTCTAAATTAGAAAATGATGATAGGTTAAATTGTTATTTTTACGAACTAAATAATGAGTATGTTTTTTATGTTTGGGAGAATAATATGACTATAATAAGTGTTGATTTTAAATTAGGTAATAAAATAATAGAATTTGATGGGGATTACTGGCATTCAAAAGATGAACAAAAAAAGATAGATAGCAATAGAGATGATTTTTTGGTTAAAAAAGGTTATATTGTTAAAAGGGTCAAGGAATCTGAATATATGAGTAATAAAGATTTTGTAATAAATAACTGCTTAAATTTTTTAAAAAATGGAACAAATTTTAAACAAGAATGATTTTATTTTAGATGAAATTGAATCAATTGAATTGGTAGGTGAAGAGGATACAATTGACATTACTGTTGATGACACCCATATGTTTTATGCCAATGACATTTACACACACAACTCATCTATTTCTGCAAATGTGGTAACAAACGACCAAATGGGGGGGTCAATAAAGAAAGCCCAGGTTGGTCATGTCATTATTAGTATTGCAAAGAGTTTGCAACAGAAAGAGATGAATTTGGCAACTGTGGCAATAACCAAGTCAAGGATTGGTAAAGATGGTATTGTGTTTGAGAATTGCAAGTTTGATAATGAGATGCTTGAAATTGATACTGATACAACAGCAACATTCCTGGGATTTGAGGAACAACAAGTGGAACGTAAGAAAGAAAGGATTAAGGAGTTATTGGTTAAGAAAAATAGCAATGATAATTTTTTATAAAAATTTGATTTTATAATCAAAATTGAATACTTTTATTTTCTGGTTTTATATTTATCTTAACCATAATAAAAAAAATATATGAAGAACATTTTTGAAAAGAGGATAAACATTTTGCCTTATGAATATCCATCCTTATTAGCATATAAAAATGCAATTAGACACTCATACTGGATACATGACGAATTCAATTTCACAACCGACATTGATGATTACCGTACAAAAATAAGTCATGAGGAACGTGAGGTTATTAAAAGAACTATGTTGGCAATTGCACAAATTGAGGTGAATGTGAAAACATTCTGGGCTGATCTTTACAAAAGAATGCCAATAACTGAAATTGGTGATGTTGGTATGACTTTTGCTGAATGTCATGGTGAGGGAACTGAAATATTAACACCAAAAGGTTGGGTTAACTTTAAGGATATTGATAATAGTACAGAGGTTATTCAATATGATTTAGAAACCAATACAATGACATCTGTTTTACCAAGTAATATTATCAATGAACCTTACAAGGGAAAGATGCATAGGATTGAGAACCAAACATACAATGCATTACTAACCCCCAACCATAATATCTACTACAAAACAAGGAGTGGTAATATTATAAAGAAGGCTATAAAAGATATTGGTAAATTTAGTAGTGATATGAAATTGCCTTTTTCTGGTAAATTTGTTAATGAGGGTGTTGATGAGTTAACAACCATTGAAAGATTGAGAATTGCCATTCAAGCTGATGGGTCTGCTAGATTCTGGGATAAAAATGGTGAAAAGGTAAGAAGGGGTTCAGATACAAATAGTCATACTTATGAAATATCTGTGAAAAAAGAGAGGAAAAAAATTAGACTTAAAAATCTTATTTTAGAATCAGGATTAACTTATAGGGAGTTTAATACATCAAGACCTGAATATGTGAAGTATGAGATAGATTTCCCAATTGATTATGACCTTAAACAATTTGATTGGGTTGATTTGTCAGATAAGTCTGAAAAGTGGTGTAATAATTTTATTCAGGAGTTGGCTGAGTGGGATGGTTATAAACTAGAAGGAAAGGGTAATGCAAAGAATTGTCTTATAAAGTATTCCACCACCAATAAATCATGTGCAGATAAGGTACAAGCTATAGGTGTTTTAGCTGGGTATAGGACTAATATTAATAGTTATACAGATAATAGAAAAGATTCTTATAAAGATGTCTATACTATTAGTTTTGTAAACACTAACACCTTTTCTTCTATAACTGATAAACCTACTATTGAAGATTATGATGGTAACATCTATTGTGTTACAGTTCCTACTGGGTGTATTGTGACTAGATATAATAATAAAGTTTTAATTTCAGGAAACTCGGAAGTTCGTCATAAGGATGCTTATGCTCAATTATTAAGGATTCTTGGATTGGAGGATGAGTTCCAGACTGTTATTGAAATTCCTGCTATAAAGAATAGAATTAGTTATCTGTCAAAGTATTTAGATGGAACAAGGAGTAAAGAGAATAAGATGTACACAAAGTCTGTATTATTATTTTCATTATTCATTGAGCATGTGAGTTTGTTTAGCCAGTTCTTGATTATGATGTCCTTCAATAAGGAGAAAAATCTATTCAAAGGTATTTCAAATGTGGTTGAGGCCACCTCAAAAGAGGAAGAAATCCACGGCAATTTTGGATCAGAACTTATCAATATTATTAAGGAAGAAAATCCAGAATGGTTTGATGAAGAATTTGAGGCATTGATTGTATCGGCTTGTCATAAAGCATATGCAGCTGAATGTGGAATATTGGATTGGATATTTGAGAATGGGGAATTAAGTTTTTTATCAAAAGATACAATTAAACATTTCATTCAAAATAGATTTAACAATTCATTAAATAGAATTGGAATGAAATCAGTATTTGAAGTTGATTTTACACAGATTGAAAAGACATTATGGTTTGATGTGGAGATTTTATCAACAAAGGAGGGGGATTTCTTCTATAAAAAATCAGTGGATTATAATAAAAAGAGCAAGAGTATAACAGAGGATGACTTATTTTAAAAAACAAACAAAATGAATAAAGAAAAATATTATTGGCTAAATGATGAGAGTAGGCTTTTCTTATCAAGGGGGTATATAAATGAAACCCCCGAGCAAAGGATTAAAGATATAGCAAATAAAGCAGAAGGATATTTAAAAATTGATGGGTTTGCTAATAAGTTTGAGGATTATATGGCAAGAGGTTTTTACAGCCTATCAACACCAGTCTGGATTAATTTTGGTAAGGAGAAAGGATTGCCTATTAGTTGTTATGGATCAAACATTGATGACACATTAGATAGTATTTTGAATGCTGGAAGAGAGATTGGTATGATGTCAAAATATGGTGGTGGAACAAGTGCATATTTGGGCAATATTAGATCCAGGGGTAGCAAGATATCAACAGGGGGTACAGCAGATGGCCCAGTTCATTATGCAAGGGTATATGACACAGTAGTTGATGTTTGTAAGCAGTCAGAGGCAAGAAGGGGTGCATGTGCAGTTTGGCTACCGGTTGAACATGACGATATTATGGAGTTTTTGGATATTGGAACAGAAGGCAATCCTATCCAGAATTTACAATATGGAATTACAGTTACAGATAATTGGATTAATGATATGAAGGGGGGAGACCCAACCAAGAGAAAGGTATGGGCAAAAATAATTCAAAGACGTAATGAGTTTGGGTTTCCATATATTATGTTCAAGGATAATTCAAACAACAATACACCCTACAAAGAATTGGGTATGGAGATAACTGCTTCAAATCTTTGTTTAACAGAAGACCAAAGAGTTGTCACATCAAAAGGTTATTTGACTGTTAAAGAGTTATATGAGAGTGGTGAGGAATTGGTTTTATTTAGTGGAAATGAAGCGGTTAAATCATCTCCTATGTTATTGAGAAATGAAGATGCTGAAATATTGAAAATAACATATTCAAATGGAATGACACAAAAGGTGACATTCAATCATGGGATACCAGTTCTTAATGATACTACAAAAGATATTGTAAGAGTTGAAGCAAAAGATTTAAAAATTGGTGACTACGTTGCTTTGCAAACAGAAAAAGGTTTGTTTGGTGATTTGGATATGCAAGATGAGGCTTATTTGTTGGGGTTATACCAATCAGATGGTACACAAACCAAGGATGAGTTAATGATTGATGTTTGGGAGAATGATTTTGATTTAGTTGATGACATTCAAGAAAAGTTTAATAAAATACATTATAAGTATGGTTGTGATACATATGGTATTAAAAATGCTTTTGGTAGAGAAATAGTTGGGTCAAGAAGTAGAAACCCTGCAACATTTCATGATTGTAAAGTAAGTCAATCGCTTGTCAAAAAGAAACGTTTAACGTCAAGAACTTTGAAAAAAGCATTAAATTTTGAGAAAGGTTATGTTCCATCTTGGATTTGGGAATCAAATGAAGATACAATATGGGCATATTTAAAAGGTTTGTTATATGCAGATGGTACAGCATTTAAGAGTTCATCAAAGGGGGAACCATTACAAATATCATATGCAGATATTAATAAAGAGTTTTTGAAAGAGTTGCAAATTTTATTTACAAATCTAGGATTAAGTTGTTCAATTGCTTTATTAAGAAAAGAGGGTTCACATTTAATGCCTGATGGCAAAGGTGGACATAATTATTATACTTCAAAAGATTGTTGGAGATTAATTTTTGGTAGTAAAAATGATGCCTTAATTATTGAAAATAAAACACAATTCTTGTCAAGAAAAAATATAATTATTGAGGAAAGAGAATATAGAGATAATACCAAAAAAAGGGCAAAGGTTGTTGCAATTGAGCAATTAGAAAATGAGCCAGTATATTGTCCAACAGTTGATAATGATGAACATATCTTTGTATCAAATGGTTTGAGAACATTTAACTGCTCTGAAATTCAATTGCCAACAGATTCATTAAATTCTTTTGTTTGTTGTTTGGGTTCATTGAATTTACTTCATTGGGATGAGATAATTAAGACTGATGCAATTGAGGTTTATACAATGTTCTTAAATGCTGTTATGGATGAATTCATTCTTAAATCTGGAAAGATGGCAGGTATGAAGAGAGCAAATAGATTTGCATCACAACATAGAGCAATTGGTTTGGGGGTCTTAGGGTATCATTCATTATTCCAATCCAAATTAATTCAATTTGAATCTTTGATGGCAAAACAATTAAATCATCAAATATTTAAAATAATTAAAGAGAAATCAGAATTGGCTTCAAAATATTTATATGAAGAGAAGGGATATAGATGTTTAAGAGAGGGATATGCCAATACAACACTAATTGCTATAGCCCCAACCAAGTCAAGTTCGTTTATTCTAGGACAGGTAAGTATGGGTATTGAGCCAATAAAATCAAATTATTTTATTAAAGATTTGGCAAAATCAAAAACAATTTATAAGAATCCATTTTTGGAAATTGAATTGGATAAATATGGTTTAAATACACCAGATACTTGGGAGAGCATTTTGAAGAAAGATGGGTCAGTTCAGCATCTGGATTTTCCGACCAAAGAGGTGTTTAAGTCTTTTATTGAAATATCACCAAAAGAATTGATATTACAAGCAGCACAGAGGCAGAAATATATCGACCAATCACAATCACTTAATTTGATGATACATCCATCAGTTCCAGCAAAAGATATAAATCAATTATATCTATATGCACATGAGGAGGGGGTTAAGACGCTTTACTATCAGTTTAGCCAGAGTTCAGCACAATCATTTGCAAGGAATATTAATGAGTGTGTGAGTTGTGAATCATAGATTTGATACAATTTGTTAAATAAAAAGCCCCCATATTCTATTAATTTAGATTTGGGGGTTTTTAATACTAATTTTGCTCAAAAATTATTTACCACTTAGGGTATCATAAATTTGCTCAAGTTTTTTTACATCAGCTTCACTAAATGCAAAATTACTATTATCAAATTTATCTTTCATTGTTGAAAGTTTATCTGTGATTTTTTTAATCATAGATAGTGCTTTTTTACCAGTTTTTGCTTTACCAGCAGCATGATAGTCCATAAAGTGACCTTCGCTTCCTTTTTCTTCAACAATTTTTTTGACTAATTTAGATAATTCATTTTCTGATAATCTTACTGTTTTCATAGTTTTTTTTATATAAATATACAATAAAGTAAAATACTTTACAAATTTGTGAAAAAGATATATTTATATTTAAATAGTTTATAATGGCTGAAGGTTTTACATATGGTGTTGAATTTCCTTTTGACACTTCACTTCGTGGGGATGCCTTAAAGATGACAGAAACTGCTTCAGATGAGATTAGAGCATCATTATTACATTTGTTATTAACAAGAAAGGGAAGTAGGTATTACCTTCCAGATTTTGGAACAAGATTATATGAATTTCTATTTGAACCATTGGATGTTGTATCATTTGATGTTATTGAAACAGACATTAGAGAGTCTGTTGCAAAGTATATACCAAATTTGGTTATAAATAAGATAATTATTGAACCTTTGGATCAGAATGAGGAGGTGCAAGGTGATAGGTTAAGTGTTGATGATGTTGGATTATCATCCAGGGACAAGGTTTATCGTTCACCTGGGAATGGTACGTATCAGAATACTGCAAAAATAAAAATAGAATACACTACAAACAATAATAGTTTTTCAGGTAGTGAAGTTGTTGTAATAAATATATAATATGTCAGATAGAAAGATATCATATGGTGTTAGGGATTTTCAGAGTATAAGAACTGAATTGTTAAATTATGTTAGGACATATTATCCTGACTTAATAAATGATTTTAATGATGCTTCAATATTCTCTGTATTCCTTGATTTGAATGCAGCCGTTGCAGATAATTTACATTATCATATAGATAGGAGTTTGCAAGAAACAGTTTTGCAATACGCCCAGCAAAAATCATCCATATATAATATTGCAAGAACTTATGGATTAAAAATACCAGGACAAAGACCTTCATTAACCCTATGTGATTTTTCAATAACTGTTCCCCCATTTGGAGATAAGCCTGATGCAAGTTATGCTGGGGTTCTTGAAAGGGGTGCACAAGTCTTGGGTAATGGTGTTATTTTTGAAAGTATAAATGATATTGATTTTTCATCAGATTATGATGGTCAAGGCCTTCCAAATAGAACAGTTATACCAAACTTCTTAAACAATAACATTATTAACTATACCTTAACAAAACGTGAACCAGTTATTAATGGTGTTACAAAAGTTTTTAAGAGAGTTATTACAGCATCTGATGTTAGGCCATTTTTTGAATTGTTCTTACCAGACAAAAATGTTTTGGGAATAACAAGTGTATTATTAAAGGATGGGCAAATAAATACAATTCCCCCATCATCAGAGTTCATTGGGGATACAAATAAATGGTATGAGGTTGATTCATTGGCAGAGGATAGGGTTTTTATTATTGACCCAACAAAAGATACAGGAAATGCTGGGATAAAGGTTGGAAAGTATATTCAAACAGACAATCGGTTTATAAGTGAATTTACATCAGAGGGTTTTAAGAAGATTACATTTGGGAATGGGGTTAATACAGCAATGGAGCAGTTAAACCAATTCACAACAACAGGTCAATTGCCAACATTACAGAATTATTTGAATAATTTCTCATTGGGTAGAACATTGAAACCAAATAGCACCTTATTTGTTCAATATAGAGTTGGGGGTGGTTTGAATACAAATCTTGGACCAAATACAATTAATCAGATTGGTGTTAATTCATTTAGGTTGAATGCTGGAAATCCGGCACAAGAGTCGGCTGTAATTAATTCATTAAGGGTTAATAATTTATTTCCGGCTATTGGTGGGGCAGGATTGCCAAGCACAGAAGAGGTAAGGAATTTTGTATCATTTAACTTTGCAGCACAGAAAAGAGCAGTTACAATAAATGATTATGAATCAATTATACGTAATATGCCACCACAATTTGGTGCACCAGCAAAGGTATCAGTTCAAGAGGTGGATAATAAGATACAAGTTCTTGTTTTGTCTTATGATTCAAATGGGAAATTGATTAGTGATAATTCAAGATTTTTGACAGATAATATTGCAAATTATTTATCAAATTATAGAATGATAAATGATTATATTGTTGTTTCATCAGCAAAAGTTATAGATGTTGGTGTTGAGGCGGCTGTTACCATATCAGCAGGGTTTGCATCAAAAGATATTGTTAATAATATAATTTCAACAATAAATAATTACTTCATACCACAGAACATTCAGTTGGGGAAAGATATAAATATATCTGAAATAAAGAGCAGCATTCAGAATTTGAATGGGGTGATTACTGTGTCAAATATTTTATTCAAAAATTTGGTTGGGGGCAACTATTCTGGTGGTGAGCCAGTTGTTGGGTTTTTTCCACCAGCATCAAATAGAATTATACGTGCAACTGATGAAACTATCTATGCTGACTCAAATGAGATATATCATATAAGGTATCCAGAAAGAGATATAACAGTTAAGGTGAAGACAAATAATGGATTGACCATTATTTAAATTATTTATTTTGTGGGGATATTCTTTATTCTTTTATAAATAACATATAATAAAATATTTATAAACAATAAAGAATAAAATGCAAAATAGTTATAGAATTAGGACTGAAATTGGACAAGATAAGGTTGTCAATTTTCAGTTAGACCAAAATATTGAATTCCTTGA